TTTCTGCTACAGACGGTACAATTACCGATGAGGATTCTGTTTCTGTAGCAGTATCTGAAGGTGAAGTTCTCGTTCCCCCTGTTTTAGTTCGTATTATCGGGTTGCAAAAACTCGAGAGTATTAACGCTCTCGGACAAGAAGAAGTAAAAGAGAGGGTTGAGGAATACGGACAAGCGGAGACTTCTGAACCCGTCGAGGGTGAAGCTCCGATACAGGCTTCCGTAGACGGGGGCTTTATTGAACGCCAAAAAAAGTTTGATGGGGGATCTCTATACAAAGCTATCCCTACAAACGTAAGGCTTCTCGGAGAGTTTATCGCTGGTAAAGACACTCCTATCACAGAGAAAGATTTTACCCAAGAAGAACTTAAGGCAATGTCGGACGCTGTTGAGCGAGCAAAATCTCGAAATGCAGAGCACGAAGCAGAACTGAAACGTCGCATTGAGGCAGGAACGCCGTTTGTAGAAAAAGTTCTCGATAAAGCAGGTAACATAGGGTACGTAGACTATCGCGGAAATATCGTACCGCGAGAACAGCTACGGCATATGGATAACCCAGAATTTCAACAAGAAGCTCTTGAAGTTTTACGTAATCAATTAAAAACTTACGAAGACACCCGCAACAAAACATCTGTAAGAAATTACTACGTAAGTGAAGTCGCAAATCCCGGCGGGGCAATGGAGTTGCTAAAAATACTAAACAACCCCCTGTACCAGTTGCAGACAACTCTCGGAGAATATCGTGCCACAGAAAATAATAGTGGTACGGTAATTGACGATGAGTATAACTTCAACACCCGCGAGTTGCGGGAGATGATCGGAAAAGATGAAGTAGAGTTCATCGATATTCTTAAAAACTTAGATACACCTCAGCTTGCGGCAGAACTATTTGCTCGATACATGCAACCCACGCACAAGCGAGACGTAAATATTAAAATACCAAAGTCAGGTGACAGTTTTATAGATATTCCACCTGAGTTTGAGTGATTTAAGCAACGGCTACCCCGTTTCGACGGGCCCCGTGTAATCAACCTACGGCTACCCTCAGCCATGAGGCCCCGTGAGATAGGAGAATAAAATGGCAAAACCAAAAGGGCATCGCGCTAATAAAGCAAACGATAGTTTCGGAACTGTTAACAACCAAAACCTTTATCGAGGTAAATACAGAGAAGAAGTCTATCAGGATGACGACGAAGAAACAATGGTTGCTGAGGACCCCTCAGAAAATGAGGCTACTCCTGAAGGTAATACAAGTTTCGCTGAACCCCAAGAAGGTTCGGACACAGACTACAAAAAGCGTTACGACGATCTAAAACGTCACTACGATTCTAAACTTGACGAGTGGAAGCAAGAACGAGAAGAACTTGCAAATGCTCAACAAGCGGGTCGAGACAGCGGACTAGACATGTCACAACTTCCTAAGACTCCAGAAGACTTGGCGAAGTTTAAGCAGGATTATCCTGATGTTTACGCAATTGTAGAAACTGTATCCTCACTTCAAGCGGAGAATAGACTCAAAGACTTGAAGGATGAAGTGGAGACGTTAAAAGGTCGAGAGAAAAAGATGGAAGTTCAGTCTGCTTATAAAGAGCTACTGAATGCCCACCCAGACTTTCAAAACCTTAAAACAGACGAAAAATTCTTGACGTGGCTAGATGAACAGCCAAGTTCTATCGCAGACGGTATTTACAAGAATAACACTGATTCTAAATGGGCTATTCGTGTTGTCGATCTTTATAAGGCGGACACAGGCGTTTCTATAAAGAAAAGGAGAAATGCTTCAGATGCTGACCCGGCCGCAGTGGTAAAGACATCTACTGTGAAAGATGTGGTCGGGGAGTCGTCCGGAGATAAAAAAATCTGGAAGGCTTCAGAAATCGGTCGTCTAAAACCGTGGCAGTTTGAAAAGCTAGAAGCTGAAATTGATTCTGCTCGTGCTGAAGGACGTATCGACTATTCATCATAACTTTAACAACCTAACTATCTCATAATAAGGAAGGGTAACAACATGGCTTTTAATAGCGCATCAGGTTATAACAACCTGCCTTCAGGTAACTTTACTCCTGAGATTTTTTCTCAGAAAGTCCTGAAGTTTTTCCGTCGTGCCTCTGTCGTAGAGGATATCACAAACACTGATTATGCAGGTGAAATCGAAAACTACGGTGACACAGTCCGCATCATCAAAGAACCTACAATCACTGTATCTTCTTACTCACGTGGTGCTGTGGTAAACCCACAGGATCTTGCTGACGACCAGATCACAATGATTGTTGACCAAGCGAATGCTTTCGCGTTCAAGATCGACGACATCGAAGAGCGTCAGTCACACGTTAACTTTGAAGCGTTGGCTACATCTTCAGGTGCGTTCTCCTTGAAGCGTAAGTACGATGCTAACGTCCTCCAAGCGATGGTTGACGGTGCCGGTAACACAGGTACTGACTTCGGTACTGTCGGTGCTCCAATCAACATCTACACAGCGGCAACCAAAGGTGACACTGCTGTAAACATGATGTTGGCAATGGCCCGTGCTTTAGACGACCAGTCTATCCCAGAAGAAAACCGTTTCTTCGTTGCACCTCCTGCTTTCTACGAAGCGTTGTTTGGTGCGGGTGCTAAGTTCGCAGAAGTACAGGTAACTGGCGACGGAACTTCACCATTACGTAACGGTCTCGTCATGCAGGGCAACATTGCAGGTATGGCTTGCTACAAGTCAACTGCGCTGAACAACTCTGGTACTGACGTTGTGACTATTACTTCACAGGACACTACAAACGACTTCGTAGTTCTTGCGGGTCACATGTCTTCTACAGCGACTGCATCGCACATCGCTAAGACAGAAGTTGTCCGTTCAACTGACACATTCAGCGACATCGTTCGTGGTCTTCACGTATTCGGCCGCAAGGTCTTACGTCCAGAAGCCCTCGTACAAGGTGTTGTTGCAACTGCCGCTTAAGGGAGACTAAAAAATGGCCGGAACATATTCCGTAACTGGTAACTCTGTAAATATTTCAGCAGGTTCCAACTCTTACGTTCAAGAAGCAGTTCTTGACTTTTCTACAACTAACTTGGGAATCAACGAAACAATTGATGTTTTCCAAGTTCCTGCTGAAACTGTCGTTGTTGCGGCAGGCATTCAGTTAATTACCGCTTCTGGAAACGCAGGCGAGTTAGACTTAGGTGATTCTGAGTCTGCTGTTGCTTACGTCGACAGTCTTGATGCAGACAGCGCAACTGCGGAGTTAAACTCTGTAGGTGGCGGTAAGCTGTACATCGCGGCTGACGAAATCCTTTTGAAAGCTACAACTGCGGCTTTCGATGGTAAAGTACGTGTAGTTGCTGTCATGGCTCCTTTGGGTCTCAGCACTAAGACTGGCGAAGCTTTCGCCTAAGTAAGTCGGGGCCTTCGGGCCCCTTCTTTACGTGAACATCTTACGGGGTGTTGACATAAAGAATTTCATAATATAGAATCCGATCAAGCCCGCCGGGGGTATACACACTATGGCAGACTCGAAGAAAAAAACCCCTAAGAAGACACGTGGTACTACTGCTTCAGGTTCAAAACCAAAGAATGCAAAGTTGTATGCACAGGTAACTCGTGAAGCTAAGAATAAATTTAAGGTCTGGCCGTCGGCATACGCAAGCTCATGGGTAGTTAAGACCTACAAATCTCGCGGGGGTACATACTCCTAATGGCAAAAACGCAAGGTGGGTTAACCAAGTGGCACAACGAAAACTGGCGTGACATTAAGACAGGTAAACCTTGTGGACGTCAAAAGGGTGAGAGTAGAGACTACCCTGCCTGCCGGCCAGCCGCAGTTGCCTCAAAAATGACGAAAGGTGAAAAAGCCGCCGCTTCTGCAAAAAAGAAAGGTCCGGACAGAATCGAGTACGCTGTTACTGCAAGTGGTAAGCGCAGACAAGCCGCCGCAATGGGTGGCTATACACAGAGATGGAGCAAAGCACGTGGCGGTTGAATATAGAGGAATGACATTCCCCGGATACAACAAACCAATCCGTACTCCCAAAGGACCTAAGAAGTTTGCCGTGCTGGCAAAAAAGGGAGATAAAGTCAAGTTGGTAAGATTTGGCGATCCCAAGATGAGTATCAAGAAAGACCAGCCCGCTAATAAAAAATCATACTGTGCTCGGTCTTCGGGCATCAAGGGCACCGACGATAAGTTCAGTGCAAACTATTGGTCACGTAAGAAATGGAATTGTTAAACGCATGATGAAATACGACATGACAGCACTGGAAGATCAACTCATTGACCATGAAGGTCTCGAGCTCAAGCCCTACCAGTGTACAGCGGATAAGTTGACCATAGGAGTTGGTCGCAACATCGAAGATCGTGGTATCACGGAAGACGAAGCACGTTATCTTCTGAAGAATGACATCAAGATCGTAGAAGATGAACTTCTTGAGAAAAAACCCGTGGTTGCTGGACTTGATGCTGTTCGTCAGCGCGTCCTTGTTGACATGGGCTTCAATCTAGGTATCCCGACACTTCTCAAGTTCCAGAACATGTGGGCCGCAATCGAGGAAGAAGACTTCGAGCGGGCGGCAGAAGAAGCTATGGATTCCCGTTGGGCAAAGCAGGTAGGTCGTCGGGCCGAAAGACTGTGTCAGGCAATGGCTACAGGTGAGTGGGTCTAAGTGGCCGTAAGTAATAACGTAACCACTAACAGCCGTTTTAAGACTGTTAACCTACGCTGTGATACGGATGAAGCGGTAGAGACACTGTATACGTGCCCCGCCAACTGTCGCGCCCACATGTCGATGTTACACCTTGTCAATGCCGGCGGTACTGTGACTGTTGATGTAGAGTTTAACCGCTCTGCCGCAACCCAAGCCGCTCTCGGTGTTGACGCGAGTGTACACATTCTCGGCGGAAAGAACATGAGTACCGGGGACTACGTTCAGTTTCTCGGTGCCGTGATGGTCTTAGAACCGGGGGAT